GAGTAGCAAAATTTGAACGGAATTCGCCTGTGATTTTTGATGGGAGATAACGATATTCAGCCCATCTTTCCTGGTAGCCGAATACCTGGTCATCTATGATTCCTTCGGCATTGGTAACACCAGGGCCCTGGCAATATATTTCTTTGTTAAGGACTTCCTGTTCTCCTAAATGAGCGAGAGCGGGCCAGTAATAATCAAAGCGAGTACGTCGGGAGAACATACGGTTGAGACCTTGTTGGTAAGTAAGATCAGCGCGTACAGACATAATCCCAAGCAGTACACCATGTTCGACGAATGATTTTGTAAAGCCGACATTTCGCGCAGTAATAGTGCCGACAGCCGAAACCGACCCCAGAGGAGTTGTAGTACCTGTGGCAGGCTTTGGACTCGTTTGAGCCACAGTTGTAAGGGTAACGCGGGCAGTAGAGCCACCAAGATACTCAGGACGCTGAAGCCTAGCGTCAGGAGAAATAACACCAAAGTGCGAACGAATAAGCTCGACATATCGTGTACCCCCTCTTGCGTCTCTTTCGTAGAGCCTTTGTATTTGGAAGGCAAGACGTAGTGAATTGATTGTTGCGGCAGCAGCCTGGGAGAGATCAGCGCGGAGATACGGATAACCTGCGTCAGCAGGGTTTTCTTCGACGTAGAAGTTAGTGTTGGCACCGCCAGGATTTATCGCAGCTGCACCTGCGTAGTTAGAAGTAGTGCCGTCAGATTCGTAGAGCGGGCCAGCAGCACCGCCGAATACATTTGTTTGTTTACCGAATCCGATAACTGGCGCCTCTGTTCCCAAAGGTAATTCAACGCCAGGTCCTTTTTGAGGCCAGGGTAAGCAGGAGGTAAAGTAGTCATGTCTTTTTCCTCTTTTGAGTAATACATAATCATTAATATCATCGGGGCCGTCATCAGTATCGACCACGACGGAATCTTGCATATTTTCGTCACGATACCACTCGTTCCAGATCATATTATAGGCCCGATGGTGAAATGAATTTACAGATAAGCTGTTGACTTCGGTAGGAAGGCCGAAATAGTCGGAGAGACTTGAGGCAGTGAATCCACCCATAGCAGGGGCTACAATTTGGGGAGTAAGATATTCTACGGACGTGTCAGGGTCATAAGGGTCTACAGTTTCGCCCATGAATTTTTGAAAGTTTTCCCAGACCAGGCGAAGCGGTACGAAGAAGTAATGGACGTCCATAAATAGATTGTCCATGATCGGATAAATCGGTGTCGTCATACGAGCGAAGATCGTGGCGGAGACATTGAACGTATCCCCAGGGAGAGCTTCGTCAACGTAGAACGGTATAAGATAACCCGCGTCGAACGTTGTTTTGTAGGCATGGTTACGAGGTAAAACAGAGCGGGGAATGTTAGCTTGTGGAGCTCGTGAAAAATCATGCGTCATTACTGACTTCATTGTGAACCCTCCAGGATTTCTATGTTTTCCAGGATGATGAGACCTTTTGTCCCTCTATCCAGATTTAACCTATATTCAACATAGTCCATGAAGGCAACGTCAGTTGTGAACGCTGCCCGATGGACATATACTTTGATTTGAAAAACCTTTTCGACAAAGAATTCGCCTTCGGCGATATAATTGACATCTTTAGTAGATTTTTTTTGCCATTTCGGTTTCTCTTTGAGGTCATTGTCATATTGTGCCATTTTCGTGAACCTTCGGTGTCACTCAGACCCATTATATCAAGTATATATATGGGTCTAGTTTTAGCTGCCGGAGGCAGCAGGCTTGCCAGACTTCGGCAAGCCCTTATCATCGTTTATGTGATCGTTCGCAAGATTGGCAGACCTAGCTGCCTGTTCAGCTTGTGCTTTTGCTTTTGCGATACGTTCTTTTGATTCCTCAGAGCGCATTGATTCAGGTATTAATTTAAGATTGATTGCTTCTTCGAGATTTTTTGGATCGTGTATGAAGTCGAGTAGATTTGACACATTGTTTTCGAATTTAGCCCTTGTTGTAGCAGGTAGAGCCATGAAGCGGGCGTTAGCTTCGTTTGATCGTTTGAGAGTTTCAGCCAGATCATAGAGATCGGAGAAATCTCCGAATTGAGCTTGGCGGGGAGCACGAACTTTTCCGGGTTCGTGATACATACCAGTTTTTTGATAACGCTTTAAGATAGTGTTTATGTTTGCGTCATCACGGAAAGATTGTTTGCAGCGGGAAGTGACCCTAAGAGGGTCTACACCATCGTGTAGAGAGCAGTCGATAGATACAGGGAATCCACGCATTGACATTGCATTGAATTCTTTAGACATTATTTCCTCCTAGCATATTTTTATATTTTTGTATAGTTTATTTTTTAATAACCGAATCGGTTATGGAATTTGAAACAAATTCGGAGCCAGAGCAGATGAACTCAGGTTTATGAGAATCGACTGCACCGGAAGCATCATTGAATTCGCCTATTAGATAGAGTTTGAAGTCGTCAGGATATTTTGAAAGAGAGGAGCGTGAATCTTTGGCGAGATCGGAGAACATTCGGACGGCGAGACCTTTTGTTGAAGTGAAGAATGGAGCGGAGAAGGCGTTAGCTTTTACATCGTTAACTGCAAACATTAAAAGAACCATTTTCATACCCCCTTGAAAGTACTTTACTACATTGTTTTCGATATTCCTCACGTTCGTTTAATCGTCGTCGAGAGTTGTGAGGATTGACTTGCGCCGACGTCATTCTTTGCCCTTTAATAGTAGCAAACTGTAAAGGATTGTCAATCTCATATTTGGAATCGTAGAATTTGGGAGGTTTAACTTTTTTTCCGTTTAGTAATGCGAAACCAGATGGGTATATATCGGTTGAGTATTTTTTGAACCATTCAGTTCCTATACCAGGTCGTCGGGACATTGTAACATACTCGGGTTTTCGCCCTTGATAATAGATTGCGGCTTGTTCTTTATTAGATAAGATTTTCATTGACTTATATAGTTCTTCTCCTTTCAGGTTTTCTTCAGACCATTTTTTAAGTACATAACGTGCGACATAAGCGGCTGAATCGAAAGTGACAGCGCCGATTGTATGGAATCCATAAGGCCAAAGCTCGGCGAGAATAGCTGAAGCATATAGTTTGTTGCCTTGTTTTTCTGTTAGGAATACTTTATCGGGAAAGTCATATCCGAATAAACAGGCATGATGATGAGGACGTGAGAATTTAGGACCATATTCACCACAGTGAAAGAAGCGGACGTTTTGTGGGGATATCTTTTTTCGGAGCCGTTTCATGAATTTTTGAAAATCGGCTACCATAAGAGTACGTTGTTTGTCAAGGTTTTCTTCATTAAATGTTAGAGTGATAAAACAGTTATCTTCATATAGTGAGGCTTCGTTAACACATCTTAAAGCCCACATCATTGAGCGATCGAGACGGCATCCAATACAGCGACCACAGGCGACAGGGATTTCTACAGGTACGAGAGCATCGTCGACATTAAAAACAAGAGACCGCTTTCCAGACTTCTTATTTATGCGAGAAGAATAGAAAGCGGTCAACGGTTTATAGCAGGGCATTTTTATAACCTGTATCCGCCTCTCATCGGAGAGACGGCAAGATTACGAGTATTAGTACGAGAAGCAGTACGAGAGAAGATTCGTTTATCTCGTCTTTTGTTGGCTCTATAACGACGCATTTTGACCTCCTTTCGTTATCTCCATGGTTGAGTGAAAGATTGGTTAGCAGACGTACTGCGGAAAGGATTGAACATATCGAGTGCATCTTCGACGGTTGTTTTGAATTTAATCCAGTTATGGTTCTGTTCGGCGCGGCCAGTTTGTTTTACTACGTCGTGACGAACTTTTTGAGCAATAACGCGGTTTTCCATAATTTTACGTTCAGCGTCAGCAGCAAGATTGGCGGCCTGGGCATTGTTGACCATTTGTTGAGAGCGTTGAGATTTGATAGTTTCCTTTGCGACGAGGGCGGAAGATACAGCTGAGCCTACGTTATTAAAGGCGGATGAAAAGCCGGCACCGGTTGACTCCATGTGTGCTATTTTCGGGTCCGGTGTGCCGGCACCGGTTGTATGACCTGCGAGGATAGGATTGAGACCGGCTTTTTTCATGTCCTCCATTGAGCGTTGGAAGGCAGAGTTTGACATTCTTTCTTGCCATGCGCGTGAATCTTCGGATATTTCCTTATTGGCTTCATTTGCGTCAGATTGCCCTTTTAAGCCAATTAAACCACCTACAGTTGGGCCGAGTATAGAACCAACTGTTTGCCCTGCACTAGAG